GTTCAATAGGCATAATATTTCCTGAATGCGAGTTAAATAAAAATAATACAATAGTTGTTTATATTTATTCACTCGCAAAATCAGAAATTTGTGCTTTAGGTCGAAGAGGCAGAGCCTTCAGTGATGGCGTCCGCTATCACACCTTTACCACCGGACATTTGCCCTTTTGTACGGGTCCAATAATCATAAGCAAAAGTTACAGTATATTCTTCAATAACATCATTATCTCCCCAATCAAGAGTAATTTCAGAAAGATCAGTTGGAAACATATTTATAAATGAATAGCTTGCAGAGATATTTCCAGTTCCTGATTTGGCGTATTGCTTAACGTTCCCCTTCGCCACATAAGATGCGGAGCCACGGACATTACTTCCATGATCATTTATGTAATTCATCCACCTTTCAAATTGCGATCTTATAGAAAAATTCTCATCATTAAGAACTGTGACTGTCCACTCTGGAAAGGTTCTATTTCCCGCCAACTTAATTTCTCTACCAAAATAAGGAACTACAATTGTTCCAATGGTAGCACCGGGTATTGATGTTCCTTTAGCAAAAATAGGTAAATCGGTTCCCGTAAAGGCGTTTGATACATTAGGAATTGTTACCTCAAATAAATTGGGTCTTTGTCCATCAAAATGCATTCCAGATCGGAAAGTCGTAATATTAAATGGCATTTATTTTCTCCTTAAATTGCATTAACAACTTCAGAAAATTCAACTCCTGAAGCTACTGCAACAAAGTTTAATCCAATGAAATTAATTGATTTAGTGGGCTTAATAAAAATATCCCCCCTAAACTCATTTCTATTTATAACCACAGGCGTATTATTTGTACCATCACATATTACTTTAAAATCTTCTATTCCCCTTCGTGCTTGAATATCTCTTAAAAAGGGTTCAACTATAGAAACAAAATTTAATCGTGTAAAATCATCATTAAATTCAAACAATAAATTTTCAGCGGCATTTGCTATGGCTTTTTCTAGAATAATAAAAAGTCTACGCACATTAATTCTATCAAAAGATGATGGTCTTGCTAACAATGTTTTATCGCCAAATAAAACTTTGCCTTTTCCAGGAAATGATGCTATTGGATTAATTCCATTTGTATACAAATCATCTCTTTCTGCGTTATTTGGGACATATGCTAAAAATTCTGCACCTTTTATATTTCCTCTTGTAAATCCCGCAGGTGAAACATAGGGATTAACATTATCTGCTTGGGCACAGATTCCAGCAACATCAGCATTCATTGGAATCCACCTATACATAGAATTGTATCTGTCAAATATGTATTTGTAACTTCCATCCATAACAGCATAACTTGTACTTGGCATTGCATTTCTTCTAGCAACCACGTTTGTTATTTCAGATCCTTCTTTGTTAACAACATCTGCTTCTTCAGGAGAAATAAATACAACACAATCTTTTCTAGACTCTGCAATTTCATTGATCAAATATGTGCATAAAGTATTTGATGCTTCGCCTGAAATTAATAAAGAAACATCTATTTTTGCAGGATCTTTGAAATAACTATAAGCACTAATTTCATCTGAAGCTGTAGCACTATATCCATCGGCTCCTGAGGAAAAACTAGCAGTCATAATTCCATTTGCACCTGAATCACTAAACGATCCAGCAAAATAAGCTGAAGTATTTCCTTGATCAAGGGTGGCTCCCCAATCATAAGTAATTTTAGTGGATCCACCATCAAGAGGCGCATCTCCCATAGCATCATGGTCCGTCCATCTTACATATCTGGAAGAATCATTTATTGCTTCTTTATAATAGATAATTTCACCAGTAGATCCTGTCGCTCCGCTTGCTACAGACAATCCTTCCCACGCATCAATGACTTGCTTTTCTGGATTAGTTCCTCCTCTAGAATCTTTTACTCCTAAAATCTCACCATCTTCATCTACTATTACGACATGAATTTCATCTCCAACATCTTTAGATCCAGTTTTTTCATAAGCATGTGGACTTGTAAGAGGAGGACGTGAGCCAAAAGTATTTCTGTATTCCCATTCTCTAGACCAGTCAGCCTGTGTGGTTACCGCTCTATCTAATTTAGTTGCAACAGTCAATGATGTTGAACTTGCAATAGCCGTCACTCTTCTTCTGCTTAAAACCGCAGAATCATCTTTGAATGTAAGAATGTCTCCCACATGTATTTGTCGAGTAAAGTTAGTATGTGTTCCCGTAATTGTTGAACTTCCTGCTACAACAGTAAGTGAACCCAGCATATTGGTGCTGGCTTCTTCAAAAGCAGACCTTTTTTTCCTTATAAGGGTTGCACCTGACATAGCAAAATCATCTCCCATACCTGTAATTTCTGTTCCGCCCGTAGCTTGTGAAATTGTTATTACAGTATTAGAAGTAATTGAAGTTACTACTCCACTATTAGCACCATGAACAACTACATCTCCGATTCTTAATTCCACATCTGCTATTGTATCAACTCCTGTAAGCCCAGTTGTAGCATCAGAATTGGACCATGTGCCTGTAAGACCCAAATCAGTAGAACCTGAAAGTGAAACAGTACCATCAGTCTGGTTAACTTGTGTATTTGCTCTATCTGCAACACAAATGGACATTTTCATTGAATTTCCGAGTACTCCTGGATATTTTGCTGTAAAACTTGTTCCTGAAGTTGTTGTAGATTCGTATGTATTTTGATATTCTTTATCATTACGAATTAAAATTGCAGAACCACCAGTTACTGCATTTTTAGCAACCGATGTATTAGCCGCTCTAACAACTCTTAGTTTGTTTGAATAACTCAAAAAACTTGTAGCACTAAAAAATGTTTTGTATGTATTGGCGTTCGGTTTTCCGAACACAGCAACCATCTCTTCTTCTGAAGTAACTAATGTAGCAACCTCCAAGGGCCCCCATGTTAAATTCCCTGCTATAGCACCATCTGAAATAGAAGGAATGGGTACTCTAGTGGTTAAATCGATCTCTGCTACGGCTACGCCTGGACTAACTTGAAATGCCATATTATTTCTCCCTAAATTATTAAAAAATTGCTTTCAATATATTTATATTTTAGCTGATTTTAGAAATGTTTTTATTTAGTCTAATATAAATAAAACATGGAGAAGGCAAAGATAAGGTTTGAAAAAAAAATTATAATGACAAATGACTGTTGGTTTTGGGCCGCAAGTAAAACGAAACAGGGTTATGGCATGTTTTCGTATGATGGAAAATCAATTCCTGCTCATAGATTTGCATATATTGCTTATAAGGGACCTATTGAACAAAATAAAATAGTTCATCAATCATGCAATAACACATACTGCGTAAATCCAGAACATTTATATCTAACTACAAAAAGTGAAACGAGAAACAGATTCTATGAATTAAGAATTAATCCTGAAATGATATTCAATGAATCTGTGAGGTATTTGGAGAAATTGAAAAAATTGAGACCCGATTTAAAATATGATATAGAGGAATTAGTAAATCAAATAGAAGATCCTAAAAACATTTATCGCATTAATGTAGATAATCAGTAGAATACTTTGTATCTACTACCCATTTTTCACCGCCCATATCAACAGTTTCTGGTTCATAAGAATTTCTGCCATCATTTATAAATCCAAAAGGAATCAATTGTGACTCTGCTTCATCTAATTGCTCTTTAAACATTTTTTCACGTAAATCCATATCTGTGATTTCTGTAAAATATTTTTGATTCACCAACCAGCCAAATAAAATTAAAGTCATCATCAAGTCATCATGATATCCTTCATCTGCTTCGTAACTAGACCCTTTGGCAATAAATGTTGTCATTTCAGTAATAGTGTCAAGATCCCAAATAAGTAATTTATCTCCTTCTATCAAATCTTTAACACTAGAACATCCTTTTCTTTTAACTTCTTTTGTGGTTCTAATTCCTAGTTGTGAACTTTTTCCAAATCCCCCACCCAAAGTTTGACCAGACCTCCCCATAACACTTGTCTGAAAAATATTAGAATATTCTAAATCATAGTGTAAAATATCTGCTACTTGACCACCGATATCATTTATTTCAACCAAAACATATGCATGATTATAATATTTGCCTACATTATCAACAACATTTGGCAATAACATGGGAGAAATATTTGGATCTCTATATTTTGCAACTTGTTCATATGGAAACTGAGTAACATCAATTATTGAAAATGCAGAATAATCTTGGCCTCTTCCTCTTGCAACATCAACTATACAAACATATGAGTGCTTAGGATCTGGTTCAACATATACATCTAGACAATCTTTCTTTATGATAGGTGGTTTATAAGGCATTGTCCTTAATTTTGAAGGAGCAATTAATGTATTTTGTGAACCAATAAAATCACATTCATATTCTTGAGCAAATTGCAATTCACTCGTATTTTTTATCGTTTCTTTTTTCCATGCATCATCTCTTCCAGGGGTTTGGGACCAATGAACTTCAATGGGAATATAATTACTTCTTTTCTCTTCAGCATCAATCCACATCTTATAAAACATGTTCAATCCTTTTGGAGTTGAAACAATAAAAACTTTAGTAGTTTTACCAGAAGAAATTGTAGGATATACTGAAGTAAAAAAATCTTCTGCTAACTTAGGAGGATCAATGTGTGCAAACTCATCCATAAAGATGATATTAAAAGACGATCCACGAACTGCAGAAGAAGAAGTTGAAGCAGATATAACTTTACTGCCGTTTTCTAATTCAATATTACCCCTATTCCAAACAACTACACCTTGTTGCAACCATTTCGGTAAATGCTCATAAGCCGTTTTTAATCTTTGAAGAATCTCTCTTGAAGTAGAACCCTTATTTGCTAATATAGCAATATTAGATTGTGGATTAAAAAGAGCAAAATGTAATAAGTAAGCAACAATCGTTGTTGATTTTCCGGTTTGTCTAGGCATTTTACAAATAACAAAACGATTATTATGCATTGTCTCAACCATTTCTTCTTGATAATCATAAAGATCGAAAGGCATTAAACCATGATCAACATGAATAATCTTCATATAGTTTTTTGCAAAATATACAGGATCTTTAGAACACCTAATATAATCTTCTATAGTTTCTTTATCATATTCTAATGGTTGATATGCCCCTTTAAGAAGAGGATTTCCTGCGTAAGTATCTTGTGCCATTATTTCAACTCGTAATTTACTAAACCTTGTTTTGCAGTAAAATCCATAGCGGCTGACATGGATCCTAATATTTTTAATGAAGCAGTTTTAGGACCAATCATTTTTATATCAACAATACCTTTTCTCCATTTAGTCTTGTTTAAATTTGCTTGATAAAAATCTTTACCACCAATTATTTCGGAGGCATATTTTCTTGATAAACGATCATTATTTAATACACTCGCCACAGAATAATTAAAAAAAGAAGTAATTGTAAAAGGATAATTATTTCTTATTGTTTGTATAACTTGTTCTCTTCCATCAAAAGTTTTTTGATTTATAAAATAATCTTCTATTGCTCCTATTACTTCATCAAGTTCTTTATTTTCTTTTGAAGTAAGAATCTGATTCATTGCAACTTTTCGGATACTATCATAAAGAGAATGATTTGTATTTTTTACAATTGTTTTTTTTATTTTTAATACTGCTCTTAATCCAACTTCAAATATTATATTTTTTGAATATTTAAATCTATTCGCTCCTACTTGTTGTGTTGTATACCCCATATTAGATGCAATTCGACACATTTTTTTTAAAAAACAATCTCTATACTCAGTATAATATTTCATTCCAT